CACAATGGAAGTGCGGCGCGACGCAAAGGGCAACATCTTCTACCTGTACCAAGGGGACCAGAAGACCGGGGCCAAGGCGTTCGCGGCGTGGGAGATCATTCACTTCAGGGGATTGTCGAGCAACGGCGTCCTCGGAATGAGCCCGCTTCAGGTGGCCAAGGAAGTTCTTGGGTCGGCCATCTCTACGCAGGACTACGGCTCTACGTTCTGGGCGAACGGCGCGAGGCCGGGCGGCGTCATCGAGGTTGCAAACGAGATGGGTGAGGAAGCGTACAACCGCCTTCGGCTCGACTGGCAGAACTTGCACGGTGGGCCAGAGAACGCCAACCGCGTGGCAATCCTAGAGGGCGGCGCTCTCTACAAGCCAGTCTACATCTCCAACACGGACGCACAGTTCATCGAGAACAAGAAGTTCCAGCGCAGCGAAATCTGCGGGATCTTCCGTGTACCTCCGCACATGATTGGCGACCTTGAGCGTTCGACATACAGCAACATCGAGCAGCAGAGCCTGGACTTCGTTCAGCACTCGCTGCGCCCTTGGCTGGTCCGCATCGAGCAGGCCGTCAACACGCACCCGTACCTCATTGGTGACAGTGAGCGTGGTGACATCTATGCGGAACACTCTGTCGAGGGCCTGCTTCGCGGTGACTCACAGGGCCGCGCCGACTTCTACACGAAGCTGTGGAACCTTGGCGCTCTGAGCCCGAACGAGATCCGCGCGTACGAGAACCTGAACCCGGTGCCGGGTGGCGACATCTACATGGCACCGCTCTACATGACCGAGGTGGACGAAGAGGGGCTACAGCCCCCGGCGTCCATGAAGGTACAGCAGGACGACTCGGCGGACGACGAGGCCGAACGAGCGAAGACCGCACTAGCCTTTTGGCCGCTGTTCCATGAGGCGTGGGCTAGGACGTTCAGGCGCATCAAGAACGAGTACACGCCGCTTGTCCGTAAGGCGGCCACACCAGAGGCTTGGGCCGTGAAGCGCGCAGAGCTTATCGCGTTTGCCCATGAGCAGCTTGATCCTGTCGTGAAGGCGTACAGGGCTGCTGGCGGGACGTGCGAAGACCCGAGCGAGTTTATTGAGCGGGAGACCGCACACCCAGACCCACCGACCGAGGAGTGGGTCACAGAAATCTCTGAGTGCGTTCTAGACAACGCACGGGCGCTAACCATCCTGACGATGGGCGGCGGGAGGACTAATGGACAACAAGCGTGAGATCCGTTCCGTGCCAGATATTGAGTTGCGCGGAGAGGGCGAGGGTAAGACGCTGGCTGGTTATGCAGCCGTGTATAACTCGCCCGCAACAATCAAGACCCCGTTTGGCGACTTCGATGAGGTCGTGAGAAGCGGGGCATTCAAGAACTGTTTGGCCCGCGGTGATGATGTGGTGGCGTGGTTCAATCACGGCGACAACCCGATGCCACTGGGCCGCAGGGCCGCCAATACGCTGCGCGTGTTTGAGGACTCGCATGGCCTGGCTTTCGAGCTTGACCTGCCCGACACTCAGATAGGGCGCGACGTTGCGGTCGGCGTGAGGCGTGGTGACATCCGCGGCATGTCGTTTGCGTTCGGCATCCCCGAGGGCGGGGACTGCTGGACCAAGCGTGACGACCATACACTGCTTCGTGAACTGGTGAACATCGACCTCTTCGATGTGTCGCCGGTTGTTTGGCCAGCGTATCAGGACACTTCGGTGGCCCTGAGAAGCGCCGGCGAAGTGCTACAGGCGCACCTAGAGACGGAGCCCGCGCTACGACAGGAACCCGTGCAAGAGCCGGAACCTGTGCCAGAGCCGGAGCCCGTGGTCGAGCCCGAGCCAGTCGAGCAGGCGCTTGAGCTGGACGAGTTGACCATCGAAGTTGCGCGAATGCGGGAATAACCCGCGGACGGAGGAATCAAATGGATCTTTCCCTGAAAAGGAAGGAAGCTCTCGACGCCGCTGAGGCCGTGCTTCAGACGGCAAAGGCCGAGAGCCGGACTGCGCTCACCGATGAAGAGCGCGCGAACTACGACGCAGCGATGTCACAGGTCAAGGAGATCGACACGCTGCGCGCAATGGAGACTACTGTGAACGAAACTAAGGATAGTACCTTGATCGGCATGTCCGACAAGGAGATCAAGCGGTACTCGCTGCTCCGCGCCATCCGCGCGGCTGCGAGCCAAGACTGGCGCGAGGCCGGTTTCGAGAAGGAAGCCAACGACGCGACGGCCAAGCACCTCGGCCGAGTTCCGCAGGGCTTCTTCATGCCTGTGGACGTTGTTGAGCACCGCGACCTCACCGTTGGCACCCCTGCCGCCGGTGGATACACTGTGGCGACCGACCTTCTGGCGAAGTCGTTTATCGACTTGCTGCGGAACAAGATGGTCGTTCAGGCTGCGGGCGCGACTGTTCTGACTGGCCTGGTTGGCGACGTTGCCATTCCGAAGCTGTCGGCTGGCGCGACCGCGTACTGGGTGACTGAGGGCAACGCCCCCACCGAGTCCACCCACACCTTCGGGCAGGTGACCCTTGCCCCCAAGACGGTTGGGGCCTATAGCGACCTCAGCCGTAAGCTGCTCATTCAGTCGAGCATCGACGTTGAGGCGCTGGTCCGCAACGACCTCGCGCTCGCGCTCGCGCTCTCCCTCGACCTCTCGGCTCTGATGGGCGACGGCTCGTCCAACACCCCGACCGGCGTGGGGTATACCAGCGGCATCGGTGACGTTGCCGGTGGCACCCACGGCGGAGCCCCGACGTGGGCGAACATCGTAGAGCTTGAGACCGACGTTGCGGTTTCCAATGCCGACATCGGCTCCCTGGCCTACATCACTAACGCCAAGGTCCGTGGCAAGCTGAAGCAGGTCATGACCGTCGCCACCTACGGCGAGATCCCCCTGTGGGTCGGTTCCGCCAATGGCCCCGGCATGCTGAACGGCTACCCAGCCTACGTGACCAACCAGATTTCATCGACCCTGACCAAGGGCAACTCGTCGGTTGCCAGCGCCATTCTGTTTGGCAACTGGGCTGACCTGATCGTCGGCCTCTGGTCTGGCATCGACATCCTCGTGGACCCCTACACCGCTTCGACCACCGGCACTGTCCGCGTCGTTGCGCTGCAGGATGCCGACATCGCGGTTCGCCGCGCTGTCAGCTTCAGCGCCATGCTTGACGCCGTGGCTGCGTAAGGGGGATAGTATGAACCTTACAGTCAAGGATGCCTACATCGTCGCCCTTGGGGCGTATGGTAACCGGACCCAGGCCGAGACCGTGACCGCGATTGATACCATCAATTACGACGGCCCGGCTCAGTTGGTCTTCATCGCTGGCCCCGGCAATGCCTACGTCGTCATGAAGGTGCGGCACAGCACATCTGAGGCCGGCGCTGCGACGGGCACGGCGTTCGTGACCGTCACTGGCGTTACCGCCGCGACGTTCAACACGTCCACCCACATCAACCTAGAGTCCTACGGTCGGTACCTTGTCGCTGACTTCACCGTGGATACTGCTGCGGACTGCGGCATCTACCTGATCGCACAGAAGAAGAACTCATAACCGAGATAAGGGCGGGGGTCGCAAGACCCCTGCCCGTCTCTTAGGGAGGTACTGATGCTGGTACGCATCATCGCAAATTGTCGAGCCGAGGGAGCCGGTCACAAGATCGGTGACATCGTTGACTTCCCCGACAAGGTGGCGAAGGAGCTTTGCTTGATGCAGCGGGCCGTTCCTGTTGGAGAGGTCACCCCCGTCATCGAGTCTGCCGCGCTGGAATCGCTTGTCGAGACCACCAGCGTCAGTAAGCCCCGTAAGCGGAGGAAGGCATGAGGGCTTTGATGAGGGTGTCGCAGCCCTCTTTCGAGCCGGTAACTGCCGGTGAGATTCTGGACTGGGTTGTCGCCCCAGACGCCGACTCCGCGATGCTCACGACAATTGTTGCTGACGCGCGCGACGAGCTCGAGTTGGAGCTTGGGCGCGCAACCGTCAACTCGACGTGGAAGCTGACCCTAGACGCAGCGGACCTGTACATGCCAAACGGCGACGACCGCACGGAAGTCTACCTTCCGGTCGTTCCTGTGGTCTCTGTGTCGTCCGTGGTCACCTACAACACGGCAAACACAAGCGCAACCTTCTCGACAGCAAGCTACGCCGTGATCGTTGGCGAGGCCGGGCGCGTCGTCCTTAATTACGACTGCGAGTGGCCCGACGACTTGCGCGAGGTCGCTTGCGTTGACATCAACTTCACGGCTGGGTATGGCACAACCACGTCCGCCGTGACAACCGCAATGCCGCGCGCCCTCAAGACGGGCATCCGCGAGCTTGCTGCCTACTACTGGAAGAACAGGGGCGAGGGCTACATCCTGGCCCGCGCGCTTGACCCTGCGAGTGGTGGGGACATCCGGTATGCACCAAGACAAGTTGAGAAAATCTTGTCCAAGCTACAGCGGTATAGGGTGAAGGTGAGGTCATGACCGACTTCTCCTTGCGCGTTGACTTGACCGAGGTAAACGGCGCTGTGGAGCAGATGCAAGAGAATCTGACCGGCGGGAAGGTTGCCGCATTCATGGCTGAGATCGCGGACGAGCTAGAGCAGTCGTCCGAAGAGGCGTTCTCGCAGAAGCGCAACCCCCGCTCGCTTGAGCCGTGGGAAGGCGCGGCGTACGAAACGCTGCGCTCAAGAGGCTTCCGGTCTCTGCTCGTCAGGACAGGTGCGCTAGAGCGCGCCGTCCGGGCTCGTAGCGAGGCGAGCGGCTCACATGGTAGGGCGCTGTTGGAGTTCATTGGCCCGCAGGACGTAGTGTCCCGTGGGTTCATGCACCTGTTCGGCGTCGTTGCCAGACAGAAGCGTGTGCGCGGCTACCGTAAGGGAAAGGCGTACTACTCAAAGCGCGCAAGGCCCGGTCAGGCAATGCCTGCCCGCGGGTTTGTTGGACTGAGCGACAGACAGGTGAAGGGGGTTCTACGTAAGGCGCATGAACTCGTCACCGAGGGGGTTACATGAGTTCTCTGGCCGATATACGAACGGCAATCGGAGAGAAGATTGCAGCAGCGGACACAACCGCGTTCATCATGTACGGCGCAGACTCCGCTGAAACGGCGCAGGTGCGCAGACATCAAACGGTTGTGAACGTTCTGTTCATTGGAGAGGACGCAGACCCCTCGCTGGTTCTTGGGGCGCAGTATCAGGAGCGTATCTGGACGTGGGAAGTCCAAGTGGTTACCCCGGCCAGCGCTCAGAACGGTGCTTCCAACGAGGATCGTTCATGGACTGTCGTCAACGCCATCGAAGCCAAGGTGGCACCAAACGGATCTGATTGGCACCCGGCAACTGACTGCGGGCCGGTACAGCTTGTGGACAAGAGGCTGTTCGGCGTGACGCAGGCCGGGTTCCTAGCGACCCTTACCGTGAGCCACGTCAAGTGGCTGTAGGAGGTTTAATGAAACGTTACACAGTAACACTTCCCGCCGACTTCGCTTGGCAGAAGCGTGGCATCCTTGGGCTGGGCGAGTTCCTCGCCGGAGTCGCTAGGACGCTTGAGCTTTCAGATGGCCAAGTAGCAAGTCTACGGGCCAAAGGCTTCAAGGTTAAGCCAGTCAAGGCCGAGCCTGAGCCTGTTATCTTGGAGGATTCATATGAGCTTTCGTAGAGGCGAGAACGTCGTCGTCACGATTGGTGCTGAGGACACGTTCAACGCGGGGCAGACTACCCCCGCTGGGTACGTGGTCCCTCTTGCCAGCGTTGATGGCGGGCGCTCCCGTGAATGGGACGCCAACCCCGTGTTGCGCGGTGACCCGTATCAGGGTGACCCGCTGTACGGCATGAAGCGCACCAACCTGACTCTCCGCGTCCCGGTGACGCTTGAGACCGTTCCCATCATCATGAAGGAGATGGGCGGCATCGCGAGCGCCACCGCGACCACCGCACCGTACACGCACACCATCATCGGGTACAACACCACCGCACCCGGCTCCCTGTGGGTCGAGCGCTGGTTCTCCGATGTGACCAAGGGCGACCTGTTTAAGGGCTGCAAGGCCGGCGGGTGCCGGATCAGCGTGAGCGGCAAGCAGCCGCAGCCGTTGTTCATGGAGATCCCGATAGTCGGGACCGGCAACGACTCACGCGCAACGACCGCGCAGTACGACACAGCGGCAGACACCACGATGACCGGCAGCACGGTCCACGTCCTGAAGGACTTGGTTCTGAAGCTGGACACCACAGAGATTACGGCGACCGTGGTTGACGGCTTCGACATGACCATCGGTTTCGCGCAGAACCCGTTCGATCATCTCGACGGCAATGACTACGCCGCCGCGGTCGAGCCGGGCTGGTACGAGGTCACGGGGTCTGTCACCGGGCTATGGGACGACGGCGACACGCTTCGCGCGTTGGAGCAGGAGTCCACTGCCACGCAGGTTCAGTTGTACTCGTACTTGCCGGGTAGCACCACGCAGTACGTCATCTTTGAGGCCGGTCGCGCGTTCTTCAACGTTGAGACCGACTTCGCGGTGAGCGGACCCGGCCCGGTCAAGGGCACGATCAACTTCAGGGGCGCGTACGCGTCCGGCGACACGTCATCGTGGAAGATCACGGTGGTCAACGGCACGTCTTCGTACGGCGCAATTCTGTAATCACAACAGCAGCACGACATGACAAGCGGGGCTCCTACGGGGGCCTCGCTTTGTCTGTATCCCCAAGGAGGGTACCAATGAGCAAGAGGATCATTTCAGACCTGTTCTTCACTGACGAGCGCGAGCCCGTTGAGGTGGAGATCGAGGAGTTCACAGACGGCAACAAGTTCATGCTTGTCCCCGTGCGGCAGCGAGATCGTGACCGCTGGCAGAAGGAGCATAAGATGTGCCCCACCTGCGGCGGCCTCGGGTTCTTCCCCGGCGAGAAACGGCTTCTGACCTGCCCGCGTTGCAAGGGTCAGGCCGGGCCGTCTCACGCCAGCCCCGATGTCCGCGCGGCCATCCTAAACGACATCGTGAAGGGGTGGTCTGGCTGGCTGTCAGCAAGCGGCAGGGATATTCCCTACAGCGAGCAGACGGTAGCCAAGGTGGCAGAGGACTTCGACCTCTACAACATCATCATCACGGCAGCTTCCGAGACCGTGAAGAAGTCTGAGGACGAAGAGGGAAACTGATTCGGGAAGCGGCAGCCCGAATCTACAAGGGCAACCCGCTTCCCGAACAGGTACCGGGAAGAGTCGCGTGGGTGCTGACAGCGTGGACAAAGGTTAGCACCCAGCTTGTGCGCGCAGGCATGACCGGCATCATCACCGGGATTGACTACGCAGGAGCCTCGGTCGCCCTGAAAGCCTTCGGCTTTTGGGACGACGAACACGACTCAGTACCGGCGCACTTGATGTGGGGTCTTCAGGTGCTTGAGCGAGAGATCATTCGCCTAGCGCAGGAGGACGCAAAGGCACAGGGCCAGTCACGCAGTGGCGAAAGCCGAGATTATGGTGATTGGCTCGCAGATTCGATACGTGAGAGGTAAACAACATGGCGGCTCAATGGAGACCATTCGTTGGCCCAGTGATCGCACCATCCGGCGCTATCGTGCAGGGCGGGACTATCACGGCTACCACGTCGAGCGCGGCGACAGATCCGCGCACGGGCCAGACTGGCCCAACATCGTTCACGTTTGAGATCAACCAAGGGTTTATCCGGGGAGAGATCCTCGGCGGGGCCACGTACGACTTCGTCATCAACGCTGGTGGCGAGCAATGGTCGTATAACGGCGCGGTCGGCTCGCACACGTCCGAGGCGTTCACGATTGAAGAGCTTCGTCAGGGCCAGACCGAGATGGACGAAGAGTCCGGCGAAGACGCGACCTTCGGCAACGTCACCGTCACGGGCGACCTCGTTGTTACCGGCAGTCTTTCGATGGGCACGGCATCCGGCAGCTACACGGTGTTTGACGTTGACGTGTACGGAACCCTGGCTGTCATCGGTGAGGACGCCGGAATCAACATGGACAGCGGCGCTGACCTCAACCTGTCTGAGGGCGCGCGTATCACCGTCGATGAGTACACCACCACGACGGCGATTGCCTGTAGGGTGCTGGACTACAGCTCCGGCGATATGTACGTGGAGTTCGACAACGGAGCCGGTGGGGAGCTAAAGCTCAACATCGTCTCTGGTGAGGACATCGACATCGAGGCAACCAGCACCTTGACGGCTGATGGCGCAACCATCAACATCGGCCCAGTGGCAGCCGCCGCAATGGCGATAGGCAACACTGCCGTTACCTCGTTCACGCTGGACGCTGCAAATATCGACGTGTCGGCAGTGACGCTTCTGAGTCTGAACGCCGTTTCGGCGCAGTTCGCCAACGACACCGCGGCAACCGCCGTGACAGTCGGCAACGCGGCAGCGGCGTTTACGCTCGCCGCTGCAACGCTTGACGTTGATGCGACAACCAGTATTGCCATCGATTCACCAACCATTGGCATCGGTGAGGATACGTCCTCGCAGACGCTTAATATTGGGAACGCGGTGGCGGCGGCAACGCTCAACGCGCTGACGCTGGCGGTGAATGCTGCCGGTACGCTTGATCTGGGTGCTACAACCAGCATTGACATCAGCGCGCCAGCCATCACTATCAACACCGACACCTCGATGACTCCGGTATCGTACGTCATCGGGCAGTCGGGCATCGGCGCGTTCTCTGCGTACGCAAACACGTTCGCACTGGGCGATGCGTCTGCTACGGCATTTGCAATCGTTGGCGACGTGGTGTCCATTGACGCCGCGACCAGCTTCGCGCTTGACGCCGCAGCCATCAACATTGGTACTGATACTGCGTTTGCTGACGACATCACCGTCGGCAACGGCACCGGGGACATCGTCCTCGACGGCTCTGCTGTGCAGCTTACGGCTCCGGGCGCACTGAAGGTTGCTTCGCTTGAGTTGACCAGCACCGACATCATCAACTTCAACAGCGCCACCGCGCTCTCGCTCGCCAGCACACAGGTTGTGTCCTACTTCCCGGTCAACGGGCAGGTCGGCTCAGACACCGACGCAGACACGACTCAGGTCTTGCTGACCGGGGTTGGTGCGGGCTATGGCCTGCTCATTATTGGCGTGAGGCCGGATAATCAGACCGGCATCTTCCGCGTTGCAGACACGGCCATTGTATCTATCTCGGCTGGCACCGACTTCACCACCGACGCGGCAGATACCAACGGCTACAACGTCTACTGGGATACCACGCAGACGCCGGATCAGTTCGTTGTCGAGAACATGGTTGGCAACAACAAGTCTATCGCGGCTGCTTTCTTCGGAGTCAAGGTAGACGTAGCGGCGTAATCGAGATGAAAACCAACACAGAGAAGGGGCGGCTTCGGTCGCCCCTGTTTGTTTGACAGGGGGTGACCAATGGCGAAAGTACCAGTAGAGGTCACCTGGAATGCTGACAATGCGGTTGCTGGCCTAAACAAGCTCGAGCAGGAATTGAAGGACGTTGGCGATACGTCAAAGGGCACAGGCAAGGCGACCGAGCAACTACAGAAGGAATACACCCGCCTCGAAAACCGCCTAGACCCCGTGGCCAAGAAGACCAAGCAGCTTGCCGAGTACGAAGACACCCTGAAGAGGGCCGTTGAGGCGAAGCTGATTCCGCAGTCCCGCGCCAACGAGTTGATGCAGGTGGCGAAGGGCCGGACAGACTCTCTCATTGGAAGCTTTCAGAAGGTTGGCAAGGAGCTACTGAGCAACGCGGCCGCCTACGCCGTGGCGGCGATTGGTGTACAGAAGCTGGTTAGCTTCATTACTGCTGGCATCAAGGACTTCGTTGAGGAAGAGCGCGCTCTTGGGCTGGTGAACACTGCGATTCAAAACTACGGCGACTCGTCTGGCCGCGCTGCTGCTAATGCTCAGGCGTTTGCTGACGCCGTAGAGTTGGCCGGGGTTGCGAGCGGGACAGAGTTCCTCAACGCTGTTTCGTCAGCAACCAAGGAGCTTGGCGACGCGGGGGCGGGCTTCAACGCAGCCGCCGCAGCGGCACTCCTTGGGCAGAGGAATAACTTGGCGTTCACCGAGGCAGCCAACCTTCTCACGAAGGCGCTCACAGGGAACATCAAGAGCCTTAAGCCGTTCAAGGACGCGTTCAACATCCCCAAGGAGATCAACTCCGTAGAGGAAGCAATTGAGTGGCTGAACAAGGACTTGGAGCAGAATGGCAGGTTCCTTGACGACAACAAGGCAAAGATGGACGCGTTCAAGGGTGGAGTTGGGCAGCTTGCGGAGAAGGTTGGTGGTCTGGCCGTTGGCCCGCTGACATGGCTGTTGAAGGGGCTTATCTACACGGGGGCCGGGGTATCCGCGGTTCTGCTTGC